ATGCATGTAGTGGAAATACTTGTTGCGATTGCGAGTCTACTGGTTGGCATTGCAAAGATTATAGAAGCAATAGCAAAGCTCATCAAAGAGTTGAAACGCAATAAGTAAATAAAGAGTCCCGAACAGTCGAAGTGTCCGGGACTCACTATCCACTATACTGCAGGCTCATTATGAAATTAGATGCAATAGTATCTGCTATGTTCTCACTCGTTATTATCGCTGGAGTATGGTGTCATTTTTCGCCTTGGCTTATAACTGGCTGTGCTGTAATCAGTGCCGTATGTGCGTTAGACGCTGGAAGAAAGCGTAAAAAGTAGCATGAGTGAGCGTTATTTGAGTTATACGGAAGTTGCTGAGCTTATTGGTGTGAAAACTGGTGCGCTTGGCAACTATAATCTTCCAGATCCAGACGCGCTCATTGGTCGCACTCGCGGCTGGAAACGTGAAAGTATTGAAACTTGGAATGCAAGCCGTCCAGGTCATGGCGGACGCCCTGCTAATGCAGAGTAGTTAAGAGTAATTAAGCTTATAAAAAATTACCCCCCGCGCGAGGCGAGGGGTAATACTAATTTTCAACTTGTATTCTCAATTAGAGAATACTTTGCGTATATCGCGCGCTACTTATTTTCAGCAGTAGTGTCGTCCAGGATTTTGCCGCGGCCATCCAACTCGGCATCAGCTTCGGTTGCGGCGGCATGCTTGCCTGTATTGATAGCATTATCTGTCTGCCCATCAACATAAGTTTTTACACACGCAAGCACAGATAAGAGGACTCTTAGAACCCTTGTTTTTGCGATTTGCAGATTTAATGCTGATACATTTTCGGCAAAGCTAACGCCTTCTATCCAAATAATATATCCACTCACAATACCAACAAGCGGCGGATTAATACCTAAGTTTGCTTTAGTTTGAGCATACTCCAGCAAAATCGAAAGAGCTACTATCAACACGTACGCAAATTTATGAAAGAGTCCGTCACGCATTTTACTGCTAGACACCGAACGCAAGTAGACTGCTTTCGCAAAACCACTAATATAGTCGAGCAACACAAGGCCGCCAGCAATTTCGAGCAATAAGATTTCAATATCATTCATTCTTTTCTTCTCCTATTTGTTATTTTGGTTGGTTATCTTTTGTTACCCACGCGCCACTAATGTGCGTAGTGCAATCTCGCGCATCGCCGTCGTAATAGATTGAGCCGTCTGGCTGTACTAGAAACGCTCCGCGTCCGCCAGTGAGTGCAATTGTTGCGAGCGAGGTAGGTCTGAAGCCTTCGGGTATTGTTTCGTTCGCTTTAGCCCATTGCGCGTCTCCTGCTTTAATTCCTCCAGCGCCATTAGCTGTCACAACATTGCCCGTGCGAGTTAAAGTCATGCCAATACTGTTGTTCACTCCCCAAGGCACGTGGATTTCAACGCTGCTAACGTCTCCGTCAACTACTATTTCGCTTTTAATCATTGGATATTCCTCCATTGTCCTAGTTTGATTTTGTGGTTTTATAACTCCTGTAATTGCGTCGTACCAGTCTCCAGCACGTTTCATGTAATCTGAATTTTGAGAATCTCTGATACTGCAAGGGCAAGCCGTTGCATAAAAATATGAGTGTGGAAAAACATTTTTCATCCATGTAGGTCTGCCTAAACCGTAAAGCTTGCATAATGCGGCAACTAAATGCGCTCCGTTTTCCAAGCATTGAGCGCTGATCTGCCATGGCGAGGTACTGATATCTGCATGTTCGATTCCGATTGATGTAGCGTTTGCTCTCCAGTTCCCAGCGTGCCACGCTGTATCGTAATCCCACACGAGTTGCCCAACTCGCCCGTCTGACTGTACTTGATAGTGCGCGCTTGCTTCGCGCGTTTGCCAAACGTTGTAACAGTCTTGAATGCTTAAATTCCCCGCGTTGTGATGTAACACAATCTTGTTGATTTTTAGACCTTGCCGCCCTTTAGTGTAGTGTTTTGTGAGCAGCTTAATTTCATCTGCGTCACAAGTTTCCCAGTTTCTCATTCTTCCTCCTTTATATTAAAGCCACGCTGTTTGCGTGGCTAAAAGTGTTAAAAGATGCAGATAAGCTGTTATCTATCCAATGCAGAAGCACAGCAAAGCGCGTTTAGCATTGTTACGGCTTCGTGCGTAGCTTGGTTTTCCCCCATTCTCTACGTCTGTAGTACGCCCTGTCTTATATTCAAATTGCCTATTAGAATTTATACCTACCGTTATTGTTCTAAGCCAACAATCATTTAGCTCACTGATGTCATCTATAGAGTTTTGATATATTTTTGGCCATAGAATGAAACTTTCTTTAAATCTGTTTTCTATAGAAAAAGACCTCTCGGAGCAAAATTCATTAACACTTGGTGTAAATACTCTCGTTTCATAAAAATCAACCTCCCATTTTTTGCGATCCACATTAAGATATGCACATGGAACAGATGACACCAAAATATTGTCCTGGAGATAACCTGGCATTTTTTTGTAGAAATAATTGCAATACTGAGCAATCCTACTATACCGATATACCCATTCATCCACACCTGCAGGGATCTCTTCACCCTTAAGGGGAGTTCGAATATCCAGTGAATCTGAAGCATTAAACTTCATAGTAGATGGCTTGTCCGCCATCATTAATGCAACTGGATAATTCTTATATGGAGTGATGCCTATTTTTACTATAATGAACTTGTACTGTGTCCCTAGTACTGTTTCGCGAATGTAGTCTCCTGGATATATACCTACTCTAGAATGATCATATACCGCATTCCTAATAATTAGGGCTGGATTAGGCCCGTATCTCTTGAGAGGTTTCCACCCTTCGATAGGTTCAAAATCAGGTGTAATTTCTTTTCCTTTGTATGTTCCTGCGGCTACTTCTGCTAGACGTGCATTGTGCCAAGCTATTTTTTCTTCTTCACTAATTGCATTAGCAATTATAAATGGCATTTGACATACTGGCATTATCTCTCCTCTATAGGTGATTATTTATATAAGATTCGTTTGATGTACCGCCTTTTTTATCGCCTAATGCTATAGCTATAAGACGAAGGCTTTCTACAGTTTTTTGTGCAGACACGGTTACTTTACCCGTGTAGACCCCTCCGCTAAACCCAAAGTTGAAAACTGGTTGCGCCTTTGCGTATTCTTGCAAGTTACTTGTTCCACTTTCTGGATATACGATGATTGTTTTCCAATCGGGTATACCTTTGAACAGTGGCACATCAGCTTCTTTATTGCTCCCGCCATCGACACTTACTTTGAATCCACATACAAGAGTTTTAGAATCTTCATTTACTGAATTTTTTGCTTCTCGTGCTGCGGTTAATGCCTGTTCTGCTGCTCTTTGAGCTGTAGCGGTGGCTTCTTCCGCTTTAGTGAGAACATCAGAAGATTTGGATAATATAGTTTCTGCGGCGGATGATGCTGCATTGCATTTTCCAATTACTTCATTTATACCTGACACAGAAGCATTGGCTTTCTCGGCTGCAGTATTGGCACTCTCTGCAGCCGCATTTGCTACTCTTGTTGCTTCAGACGCTCCGTCTCTAACTGGTTTAAGCTCTTCGACTGCTGATGCAACTCTTTTTGCTATTTCGCTAGCTTCTTTGACTGAGTCTACTATTTTTTTGGCTTCGCCAAGAATGCCAGCGGAAGCATGTACTGTGTCTAATGCTTCGTGAGCTGCTTTGTCTGCTTCTTTTGCTTTTGTGATTGCAGCATCAATTTCAGCAGCATTGTTACGATACCTACTCTCAGTTTCATTAGCTTTTTGTACAGCAGATTCGGCGTTAAACCCAGCTTTTCTGGTCTTCTCCGTTTCTTGTTCACATTTTTCAATTACTTCATTTACGTTTGATGCAGCAGTATTGGCTTTTGAGGCTGCAGTATTGGCATTCTCCGCCGCGTTAACTAAAGCCCCTAAATGTGTTTTAGCGTGCTCTGCTTCTTGTATGATTGATTCAACTTTTTGTGAAGCATTTGATGCTCTTAATGCTTCAGAGTTTGCGGATTGTGCGGCGTTATTTGCATTCCCTGCTGCAGCTAATGCTTGTTGTGTTGCTTCTAAAGCAGATTTTTTTGATTCATCTATATTACCTGCTGCCTCTAAAGCTTGTTTTGATGCTTCCAAAGCTTTATCTTTTGCATTGCGAGCCTGCTCTGCAGCTTCAGCCAATGTTAGTTTGTACGCGTTTGATTCTGGAGCAAAATCGTCAAAAACAGCATGGTCTACTATAGCTGTGAAAGTTCTCGAGTATAGGACTGAATCACCTTCTTTTATTTCAAAGCTCATAGCAACTTTGCCAGGCATGCGACATGCATCTGCTGGTATTTTAGATGAGTAAATTATTCCATTTTCTGTAGCTTGTTTACTCATTGCAACTTTGCCGCCCATAAGAACTCCAAGCTGCTGATTATATACAAGATCTACTGATATGTTTTCGGAATCAACTGGCATGCCATTGTTTAAGAGTTGAACGTTGATAACACACCCTTGTTTATCTCCTGCATTCACTCGTATATCGGGGATAAAAGCATTGGCATAGTCTAAGTGGATTATGCTAACTGTTGCATCTTTATAGCTAGTCATATCAGTGTGCTTCCTCTTTTGAACTTGTATTTTTTAATTCTTGTAATTGTGTTTCTAGATTTTGTATTTTTTCATCTTTTGCTTCGCATAAAGCTGCGAGCGTTGCTATTCGACCGCTCATATCCGCAATTATGCTTTGTAGGTTATTCGCTATCCGTGTTTGGGTGTCATTATTCTGCATTGATGTCATTATGGTTCTCCTTTAGTTGGTTGGTCTTTCCCATTTGTAGTATTTGTAGTATTGAGTCTAATTTTGTGTTTATTTCTTCCTGTAGTTGCATAGAAGATATGCCTGTTGAATGTGCTACTTCTAAACCTATAAATTTTTCTATAGGACGTGGTTGGTCTTGTGGCATTACAATTATTTGATCGTTATCCATATCATTCCTTCCTTTTATATGACGAACCCATGTTCAAACCCGAATGTAACGATTTTCCATTCCGTTACTGTGCCAGTATGCCGATCAATTATTGTAGGCAGCAAGAATTGCTGTTTCTGCAGATTCGTCCCATTCTCATACCAGCAACTGCTATCGATTTTTGCCTTACTGATTGAGTAGTTATGAAAGTCCGCATCACAAGAAAAATTAATGCCTTTACTGTAGTTGTCCCAGTAATCTGGCGAATATGTCATCATGTTAGTGTACGAATCAGTAGACCCTTCTTCCCTCCATGCCCACGTCGTGTAATTTATGCCCTCTAAGTTGAATGCCAGTACTTTACGCCGTGGATCTTTTTTCATCTGTGAGCACGTTATCCTACCAATGTGTTCATCGCCTACTGTAAAATCCATTCCATTTTTATCAAAACGCATAATTTTGTTATAAATAGCATTATTTGATATTGTCATTCCCCCAATTGTTGCGTCAGTAACTTCCATGTGACCAGAAATCAAATCCCAAAAATTATTTTCATATTTGTCCTGAATTTTGCCAGTACGAATAATATTTGCAGACAGATAACCACTCTTTATGTAAGACGCGTTCAAGTACAGCTTTCTACCGTTTAGGTAAATGCCTTGAGCCTCACCGTCATTAGTGAGCTTGTTGAAAATCGCTTCCTGTGTGAGTTCATCGTCCATTTTTGAAATCACACTATCCGCGCTATCCTCAACAATCTGTCGGACAGTTTTGCCGCCAATCCTAGTGGACGCCTGCAGCGAAAACTCGCCCGTATCAAGATTCCAAAAATTACGCCCTTGAGCGTCGCTTAGAATGCCAGTGTAGATACGGTCCGCAAATAACCCATGCCCATCGCAAACGTTTTTCCAATTCCAGTCGCCATTAGACTTTTTAGAATCCGCTATGCGCCAAAATCCGGCACCAATCTGAGTAACAGTAGTAGGACCCTTGCTCTTATCTTTGTCGTACACAAGAAGACCAATGTTAGGCGTTAAATACGTGTATCCACCGCGAGCATTAAGCACATTGTTTACGTGTTCAATAAGATCTCGAACATACAAGCCGTTGCCATCTGCGACAGCATTCCACTCATCAGACTGAGCGATAAGCGCATCAAGCTTCTGCTGCATTGCACGACGCTTCTGCGTATACGACTCACTAATATTACCGAGCGTAATACGCGTAGCATCAACCGAGTCAAGCAAATCTTCCTCGATTTTCAGCACACGTCCCTCGACACGAATAGGGGGAGTGAAAGTCGTGTCAACAATCTGCACGGAGTCGCCAACGCTTACGCCATGCGCATCAAAACCAGCGCGACCAAGATTTACCACGTCCGCTTCGTAAGCTACTTGAGGCTTCGACACTTGAGCCAGTCGCGCCTTAGCAAGCTTTAAAAGCTCATTACGGTCATCGCAATCGTCAAAAACCGCATCGCCTTCAAGCACTCCCCAATACTGTTGAGCCTCAACATTATCAAGGTACGGTTTGCCGTTGTTTACTTCTTTAAGCCCAATGCGCCTAGAGTAGCCACCAGTAGCGTTACCATCATCGTCTGTTTTCTCCTCACCTTTACCCCAAGCATAAAGACGCGTTATAACCTGGTCAGCCATAAGAGTGCGCTTAACGCTCTTCAAATCACAGCCGTACTCGAAACGCCTTTCAGCATTCTTATTGCCGCGCCGCTCAAGCAAGTTCACTGTGCGCGCCGTAACCTTACCATTCTCAACGCTTATGATAGTTTCAATCTCAAGCCCGTATGTTTTTGCAATGTCTTGTAAAGATTTTAGAACGCTTTGATGGTAGAAGTTTAGATCAGCGTAATGGCGTATGGTACCGTTATCTACAGTGCCAACGTTCCATCGCGTGCCTTCTAATGCTACTTTCGCGCGCTCTGGTGCGGTTGTTTTTCGCCCTCGTTTGTCTAGTATGTATACGCTTCCAAGTTCTGCAATAGAATTCACACAATACGCTGTAGTAATTGGCTTGCCTTCATCTCGTTGCGTTTCAACGCTTTGTACAATATCCTCATGCCACGAGGCTTTGCCATCTAAGTAAAGCAAGCGATCATTCTTCTCCACCCCGCTATCAAGCGTAGTAGTGTCAAGTGTGTCTATACCGTCTACTGCGCATGTGCTTACCGCTTTAGTAATAGATGTAATATCTGGTTTTAATGTGCCGTTGTAGCTTACGTGAGCAAATCGCATTGATGCTCCTTTACATTAAGGTTAATGGTGTTACTTCGAGCGAGCCGCTGCAACCTGTACATGTGATTGTGTTTGCGCCTGGTGGCAGCGTGAAGTAATCGGAATCGATTGTTGGAAGAATAATATTGTTGTTGATCCTGCAATTTCTGCTTTGCGGACTTGTATCTATGGACAATACGCCATTCATGTGCGAGCCTGTACTAAAGGTAAGGGTTTTGCCGTCTTGCCTAGCTATTGACGCTGCGTCCGTGTCAAGGGAGAGCGAGAATTGCGGCCATACTGGACTGCTGCCTGGTATTGCCACGTGGTTTTCGCCTTCATGCAGCCTGAATGTACGCTTTTTGCCATAAAGGTATGGGTCTGCATCGAGTGATAGTTCTAGCAGTAGTGCACAGTGGAATGAATCTTGCCAGTTTCGTATTGTGTTCCAGTTTGATATGCTCCATCGTCCGCGGTACTCTCCGTTTGAGTCGCTTGTTTGTAAGCTCCCTTGCTTTCCGTGAATTTCTTTGGCGATATGCTCAAAAAGAGCGGTTACTGTAGCTAAATCGTCTAAAGCGTAGAGGCTTAAGGTAATTTCGCGTTTTTGTAGGAATGCTGTGTGCGTATCGTCTTCTACTGTTGTATCTAGCGCGCCGTTGAGTCCAGGAACAGTAATGCTGGAAGTAGTTGTTTTTGGCGATTCTATGCTGATTCCCTTTTTCTCGAGATTCAGCCCCCATTCGTTGAGTGGGATTTTGTTGATCCTGCATTCCAGCATTATTGTTCCCTTCCTTTTATCTTCCTAGTGTTGCCATTTTGTTTAGCTCATTGTTCATTGGTTTTGCGAGAATTCCTGCCATGACTTCTCCGCCACGACCGTTCAGTTTCAGCGCTACGCCTTGGCTCATTACTCCGTCGAACGCGTCGTATAGATCCTGCTTTGTTAAGCCTGTTCTTGATGCGTCGACTTCATAATTTGCTGCAACTTTTGCTATCTGGGTTTGTTGAGCATTCCAACCTCCATCAGGCGGCACAACAGTAGTTTTCAGACGAATAGCATTAGAATCGTTGAACCAATTCCCAGATTGCTTGGTGAATCCTGCAACTTTTTTCTGCACGCCTTGCCACGATTCTCCAAGCCCCTTGCTGAAGCCTTGCATAATCGCGTTGCCAGCTGGAATGAGCAGCTTCTTATCGTAAGAGATTGGCCCCTTATGTTTAGCAATCCACGAGCCAATGCCACTGACGAAATTGCACACGCTCTGCCACGCTCGCCTTAGCCCAGCAAGAAGACCATCAAGAATCGCGCGACCAGCATTCCACAACCATTGACCAGCGCCGCTGAAGAATCCAAATATTCTATCTTTCAGACCAGCAATAAAGTGGAATACTGCATCAACTCCAGCTTTGGCACCGTTTTTGATGCCATTCCAAACGTTACTGAAGAACGAACTAATACCATTCCAAGTGCTATTCCAAATATTGCTGATACCCCTTAGCACGTTGCTAATAGTGCTACTAATCCAATTCCATGTCGACTGGCCAAAGCTTTTGATACCGTTCCAAACGTTACTGAAGAACGAACTCACAGCATTCCAGCACTCGCTCCAAGCGTTGCTTATCGATTGGCAAATAGACTGTAGTTTTGACGTGAGCCAATTCCAAGCAGCTTGTGCCGCTGCTTGTATACCGTTCCAAACGTTAGTAAAGAACGAACTCACAGCATTCCAGCCCGCGTTCCAAGCATTGCCTATATCATTGAGCGTTGCTTGCAGTGCTGTCCCTATAGTATTAATAAAGCTCATAAATGCATCACACAAGCTCTGCCAAGCTTTTCGCCCAACTTCCGTTTGTGTAAAGAACCAAATAAGCCCAGCTACAACAGCTGCTATAACTGCAACTAGTGCACCTATAGGATTCATGTTCATCACAACGTTAAAAGCTGCTTGTACTGCTGTAGCTATTTTTGTTACAGTTGACCAGATTGCTGTTGCGATTTGTACTGCTTTTATCGCCCCAGCCCAAGCTAACCAAATACCAGCAAGAGGCGTTAATACTGGAGCAAGGAATTTAACTACTTGCAAAACGCCATTTAGTAAATCGAGTACAACTTTTAATGCTACAGCAAGAGATTCGGGTGGGAATAGTGTACCCCACCCTCCGACAATACTGAACACTTCTTTGAAAATATCGCACAATGATTGCCATATTGCTTTGAATGACTCGAATACTCCAACGTTTTGCATTGCTGTAAAGAGTTTTCCAAACCAGTCAACAACTCCACTAATAGCTGCTGACAATGGTGCTTGCATCGAATTTGTGAGATTTCCAATTGCATCTGCAATTGCGCTCATTGCTTGAGTTGTTGGCCCTTTGATTGAGTCAAAGATTACCATTCCAGCTTTTACAACGGACGCTTGCAAATTTCCCCACGCGCCTTCAATTGTTACTGTGCTTTGTGCGGCTTTTACAGCAACATCATTAAAACCTAGGTCAAGCAAAGCTTGATTAAATGCTTCGCTGGTAATTTCGCCTGCGCGCATCGCGTCAGCAAAATTACCAGTGTATACACCGTTTTTCTTAAGCTGTTCCTGAATCTTGCCAGATGCGCCTGGTATTGCCTGCGAAAGCTGTCGCCAGTTATCTGCTGTGAGTTTTCCAGCGCCAGCAGTCTGAGTAAGCACCATTGCTACGGACTTAAAGGTGTCCTTATTGCCGCCTGCAATTGCGTTCAAGTTGCCAGCCGCCTCAGCGAGCTTATCGTAATTTGCTACGCCGTTTGAAGCGAGCTGTGCTGTAGTTGAGCGTATATCTTCAAGATCATACACAGTTTTATCTGCATACGTTTGTGTTGATTTGGTAAGCTCTTTAATCTGGTTGCTGCTTACTCCTGCGAATTGCAATGTTGCACCAAACTTTTGCGCAGAGTCGGAGGCACTCATGATTTCGCTAGTAATACCGCCGAAAGCGCCAAGAATTTTGCTGGTAACAGATTGTGCTATGCCGCTAATCATGCCCATTTTTAAGCCAAAACCTTTAGCAAACCCATTACCTGCGTTTTCACCGCTTTTTTGCGCATGAGATGCCATAGAGTTGAGTGCTTGCTGGATTTTACCGCCTATCCCTGCTGCTTTTTGCGAAAAAGTGCTTGCGTAACCTGTGCCTGCTTGTGAGCCTTTTTGTATAACAGTAGAGTTGGCTGATGTTAGTTTTTGGGCAATATTGCTTCCGATTTTGCTAATGTTTTGATTGAATCCAACTGCATATTTTTTGCCAGATTCAGAACCTTTTTGAGAAACACTATTGTTGGCATTGCTAAAAGCATCACAAATAGCCTTACCTACGCCTTTTGTAGATGGCACTATTTCTACGAAAGCGCGCGCAATGTTAATACCGGTATCACCTCTTGCCATTATTTGCCTCTTTCTCTATCTATCCCAAGCAAAGCGTAAAATTCTTCACTGCTTTCCGCATGGCCTGTTTTGATTGTGGTGCTGTTACCGTTTGTTTTCGAGCCAGGCCGCTTAATCGTATTGCTGAACTTTTTGCCTTTGCTTGCGTCTTTTGTTTTGCAAAATGCTAGAAAAGCTGTATTGTCTGCAATATTTGCAAGCAATTGTCGCGTTGTATCCCATTGTGCTTGTGGGTTGATTTTCCCCCAAATAAGTGCACAGTCTGGCAAATTTGCTGCCAAGTCAGCCATTCGCCTAACGCGTATACTTTCGCCTGTTTCATCTAAGTTAAGCCCGTAGAATCTTTGAATGTCCGCGCGTAAGGTATCTGGCGCGATGCGTAGCATTTCTACGAGCGTGAGGAGTTTGGGGAGACTTTACGCAAGTATTCAGATACGAAAGAGGATACTTCTTCCATAGTGATTCGTCCTGTTTCCTTATTTCGTAAAGCGTTTTTAACTTGCTTATACTTTTCTCCAAAAAGTCGTTTAAGTAATGGAATAAGTGCGAAAGCGTTAGGTTCTGTATCGTCTGCTGGGTTTAATTGTGAAAGAAGCTCCAATGTTTCCAGGTCGTCTAGCACTTGTGGGTCGACTGTAAGTTCTACGCCTTTGATGGATACAAGAATTGGCTCATCTTTAGGCACGATTTTCTTTTCTTGTGTCATATTTATTCCTTTTTTAAGAATATGTAAGAGGGTGAAATTTCCTTTCGGTTTGTTAAGAGCTGCTCACGTAAGTGAAAGGAATAAAAGCCCTACGTGAGCAAGATTTATCAGCTGTGATTAGTCTCTGAAGATGCACCACTAACTGGCAACGATGTTCCCAAATCTGCAAAGTAATTGTACGAGTTATTGCCTTGCTTATCTGGGAAAGTGTTAAATGTTACGCTGTATGTAATGGCATCTCCGGCATGATATTGAACATCATCAGAATCCGTAAGAATTGCATCGGGGAATACTTTGCGTTGCTTTTTGTTCATACCTTCTAAGAGAAGCTCTGCAACAATGCTTATATGCTCAGCCTGTGGCATTCCTGTAGTGTAAGAAGTTACATCTTCTCCATTAGCTATGACGCGATTGCTTCCGTATCGAGTTCTAAGCACTGTAGCTGTTGTTTCTAGCATCGTGAACTGAACTTTTTCTGAATAAGAAGCGATAAATGACGCTGCTGTTTTCCCATCCATATCATCGATGTCTGTAGTGTCCATGTCGGTGCTGGTGGTAATTCCGTCTTTGTTCAAGTCTGCTACATTCTTAAAAGCATCGTCAAGCTTGTCTGTAGCATTTGTAGGCAACGGCGTGCCTGCTGGCGCTACGAAAAGTACTCCGCCTGGGAATTGTTTTGTTATAGCAATTTTTTTAACCATAAAAATCTCCTTTATAAAGGTGTGTTAATTCTGAAATTCACCATGAAACGGTGATGATATGGGGTGTCTGGGTCTGGGTAGATTGTGACTGTATCGATGATCACGCTTGCAACGTTTTCTGCATGCTCTGGCATTGCCATAAGTGTGAACGCAAGAGCATCTGCAGCTTCTGCGGCTTTTATTTGGCTTGGTGCATAAATTGATGCAGAAAGAGCGTAAATTCTTTTTCTGTCGCTTATACTTGTGCCGTTCTTTTCTACCGTTATGAAGCTACTTGAGCTTGTTGCATTTTGTGGCACAAGCCCTGACGCTTCAAACCCGTCAATGCGTCCATCAGTGTTGAGGTAAGTGATAACTGTTTCTTCAATGGTTTTCATTTACCTGCTCCTACAGCTTTTGCTAACCAGTGATGTCGTACTTCTGATCGCATTGTTGCCAGCCATTCTTTGGAAGGATTGCTTGCTGCTGTAACGATTGCAACGGCACCGTGTTTAGTATCTTTTACTGGCAACGCCACATATTTCGGATGTATTCCGCTTTTTGTGGTTGTTGCCATTGATGTAGCATTTGACGCAATTTCTTGTGCTACTTTTGCTACTACCGTGTGTCCTGCTGCTCTTCGCAGCTGTAGGAAGCCGTCAAAGTTCAATTTAACGTTATTTTTACTCACATCATCCTTCCTTATCTGTTACATCGACTTCGAGATTCCAAGCTGTTGGACTCATACCTCCATCTAGTGGCTCTGGGTCTCCTAGCACTGAATATTCGCGCCCTCGAATCCGAATTTTTGCTCCTCGTAGGCTTTTGTAAGTCCAAGAACGAGGGAAGTAGCAGATGCGTGACACTTCTATGCCGTATGGTTGTAGTTCACTATCCGCATTTGCGTTAGCAAATACTCCGCTTCCTGGAGAAACAAGCACATTCTCTACTTGTTCCTCTTTTGGTTCTGCTTCTATAGGATTGTTTAGCGCGTCAATGCCGTTAAATACTGGGAAAAGAACGGTTACTGTTTCACCTTTCATCTGAATCTCCTATAAGGTCCACATGAAAGCCTGTTTGCGCTCCTTGCCCTCGTATTAAGCGTTTTTCAGCACGAGTCAAATACAAGTCACCAGCTGGATTTGTAAAACTCCACGATTGTGAGAAAGCTCCCACGGTTTGTGACGTTTGCGTTACTCCAGTCATTCCGTCGCCGACATTTTCAGCTGCTGCAAGAGCGCGCCTTACTACACTGCAACAAACGAAGCAAAGTAGCCGCTTGTTGTCTGTGAGTTTTGGCGCGCTTGCTTGCATAAGAGCTGACGCATCAGATATCAGTGTTTCTACTGTTTCACGGTTTCGTGTTGAGGCTGCTGGGTAGCGCGCCTTTACGTCGTCAAACGTTGCGAACACTTCCATGCCGACGCCTTCCTATTAGCGAGATACCACTGCTGATCCAGCTGGTGCCTTAACAACAGCGAAACGGTCCGCGAATACGTACCATGCGTATTGAACTTCCAAGCGCAGTGCAACCTGATTCTTACGCTTCAAATCGCCCTGACCGTCTGGGTCACCGAATGGGATAAGTTCTAATGGAAGATTGCGCTGAATACCCCAATACACACCATTAGCAAAATCGCCAACAATCGCTGAAATGCCACTGTCTTGCTTCATTTCAGGAAGACCGTTTACGGTAGTAGACACAGCTGTCTTAATGCCCTTATACTGAGTCATTCCAGTACCAAATCCAAGTTCTGGGTACATTAAATGACCTTGCTTGTCTTTAGCTGTAGCAAGAGCGTAAGCAGCTGGCTTGGAAAGTGCTAAACCGTTTACGTCCGTTCCTTCCCCGTCTGTCAAAACTAAACCAATTGCCTTTTCAATGTCTGCGTCAATGTTTGTACTGGCATCAACGGTTTTCTTTGTAGAAGTAAGGTAGTTCGTCCAGTCGGTTGTTGCGCCGCTTGCTGGATTTACGCGATGGAATACGCCAAAGTCGAGCGCGCGAGCTAACGCTGTTGCGCCTTCCTCTGCGAGAGTTTGCATAATACCAATTTGGTAATCTTCGTCGGCCCACAACACTTCGTTACTAAAGCGCATTGTTACCTGAGTCTTATGCGGCGTTACAGTTACAGATCCAAATGTTGCGTTGGTTGCGCCTTTATCTGCGCCTTCTGCAACAAATTCTGCACGTGGCTTCGAATCCAAGGTGACGAGTGTGGAATTACCAAAAAGTGTTGGCTTTGCGGCAGACAATGCTGCAACAGCAGAGCCAGAGGTTACACCTTTTACAATTCCCTTCACCAAGTGGTCAGGGAGCTTTAGATCTTTAGATTCTAAAATTGACATAATTTTTTTACCTTCCTTACATAGGGTTTTGTTTAATCGTTAGAAAAAAGTTTGCGAACAAACGCGCGCGTATCGTCTACTTTTAAGCCGTCTGGCTCATCGTTAAGGCGAATACTGTCTGTTCGTGGTTTGGAAAACTCTTTAATTGCCTCTGCGTGATCGCGCAATTCTTTTTCTGTTGAACCGCGCAATAGTGCAGCTGGTACGCCAGTTTCTTTTGCGACAAGTTGTGTGAGTTCATCGTGTTTGCGCTGAGTTTCAATAGCAGATAGTTTTTCTTTCAGCTTTGCTTCAGATTCTTCTACTGCTTTGAGCCTTTCAGCTGCTTGTTCTGAACTCTTGGCTCTGGCTTCCCATTTGCGTGCAAACCCGCGCCATTTTTCAGCTTCCGCTTTGTAATCTACTTCCTCGGTATTTTCTTCCGTTGAAGTAGTTTCGGCATTGTTGAGTTCTTCGACCTTTTCGGTTTCTGTCTCTTGTGTTGTGTTTTCCAACTTTTCTCCTTAATAAAAAAGCCCCATGCGGGGCTGGTTAATAAAAAACCACCTTTTGCAAGGTGGCTAAAATCTGATAGTTGTTAATTTAGTGAAATTTTATTCATCTTCGTCGTAATCTGCAGAATGTTGACGACGTGGAATCCCTAGTTTATCTACCATTTCGTTATATAAATCAAGATAGTCATCGTCAATAAGATTGTATGCTTCAATAATAAGTTTACGAGGAGTATTTTGATGTTCCCACGCAAAGCTTAAGTAATCTGCTAACGCTTCATAAGGCTCTCCTGCGCATGTAGCATTACTAGCAGCTTCTTTGCAAAGTTTATCCATGTATGGCTCAGCATAAGGTCGGAGTTTCTCAGCCATGTCATAATAAATTTTCTGCATGTTCATCAGCTTTTCACTCCTCTCTTATTTTCCACAACTGGGAACGCTGTATTGACGCGCCAGCCTTTTTTCTTTTTTGATAGACGCACTTCTATTTTAATACCATATCTTACTGCAATAAGGCTACGAAGGTTTTTTGATTTTATAATTACATCTTCACTTGGATTAGTTATTACAGACATAACCATTTTCTGTATTTGCCTTGAATCCCAATTATCAGGGAATTTCGTTTTCCCAGGATTGCTAGACCAAGCTGCATGACCACCTTTGCCGTTTGCATCTCCTTCCATAATATGTTTCCATACACGGTCGCTAATATGCTTTACATTTGTTGGATAATTTTTTGGATATTTTACTACTCGTCCATCGGAGCAGAGCCCGCGCGTCTTTCGCAACTGCGCAACAACTTCTTGCCATGTTGGTTCAAAAACTTCGCTAGCATCTTTACCGTTTTTGCGAGCTTCTGCTTTATTTTTCTCCCAAACTATTTTTTTGGCTTTATCCCATTCGTCGCTAAGAACGTCAGGATTATAGCCTCTAATTTTGTTTGGATTAGCGTCCCACTCAGGGCAAGCTACACAATCGCAATGATCATGCATTTTATGAGCTGTTTTTTCAGACTTGTACACAAAGCCACGGCCTGCAAGCATTGTGCAGAAAGCGCATGTTTTGCCTTGTGGTACGAGTGCATAGCGTGGTTTTTTGGGGTCTCGTTTGCAATTTTCAGCGATTGTTGCGCGCCCTGGTATTTTAACCCATCTATCCATGGCGTCGACGATTGCTTCATCAAACTTGTTTCTGTTTGAAAGTATATGATCGTGGATTTCTTCAACGATTGCTTTCTTGGAATAAGTTTGTGCGAGCGATGCTTCGAAACCGTCGTCAACGCCAGGCAATGCGTCTGCACGAACTTCTTCGTACCATTTCGCAGCCGCCATAGCAATTTGTTCACTATATTGTGATGCTACTGCTGGAATCAGTTCGTCTATGAGAGCAATGCGAGCAGCTTCTGTTGGCGCGCTAGCTATTTTCTGCAGTACTCCCTGCGCTGCTTGTTGTGCTGAGTCGCTTATCTTCTTGTTGGCTGCTGCTAGACGATTCGTATCCTCCCTTGTTACCAATTGTCGTCTCCTTGCCTAGCAAATCGTTAAGTGATTCAAGCGCACGCGTCTTTCGTGCTTCGCTGAGTAAGGTTCTGCTTTCTGCATCGCTGAACCCTAGTTGTCGCCATGCGATTTCGTTCATTGCATACGATGGGCATGTTGCTGCAACTTTATTGAAGAAGTCGCCTCTAGCTCCCATGCTTACTTCTTGTGTTGGCTTCCATGCGACTTGTGCCGCATAAACATCTGGAGGAATTGCTGTCATTCCGTCATTTTGTAAGCAAACTGCAATGCCGAGCGCTTTAATAATTGATTGGCTAAAAATCAGGTTTTGCCTATCTGCTTCGCGCGTTAATTTGCGTTCTGCTACGCTCATTGCTTCAGCACTTGTTGGGTTTGATGTTGTAATACCAAGGTCGCATGCTGGCAAACCTGTTTCGCTTGCTACCATTAGCGCAATCGTTTTCAGCATTTCCGAGTGTGGCGTCATGCTTGCTTGCGTAATCTGTTGCAAGGTTGGAGTGTCTCCGTCCTCGTCTTTCGTTACACCGTTGATTGCACTAATGTAGTTACTCCATTGCGCCTTTTGTGCATCTTCAGAAAGACCTAAGAACCATAGCTTTGGAATGCTGTAGAATTCTGCAGTTGCTTCCATTCTTACAAAGGTTCTAATTGCCATATCCGTATAGCTCATAAGCGGTCTTGTGATTCGACTTCGTCCGAATGGTCTGTCGAGCTGTGGATCGTAGCAAATTGGTACTACGCATACGCCTTGATAAGACTGTTTAGAAAGTGTTGCTTTCCATGCGCCTTCAACTTTTTTAACTTCGTATGAGTACCCTTTGAGCCAGAATCTTATTTGGTTAATTTCATTTTTCTCATTTGTTCCTGTAATGGTCATTGCGGCTTTTACTTCTTGGTGAGCCATGTCCCATAATGCGGAACTATTGAGCGCACTTCTAGGTACGATTCTTACTGCTCCATCTGCATCAGCGTCCTTATATATTGCCAAGAAGCTGCATGAATGCTTGTATGCACTGATGATAGCTTGTGGCAAAATCACACTGAACTGGTTTGCTTCTGCGATTGCGCGCATGTTGTGTACATCGTCGCCGTTGATTTGTAATCCGTCGTAAACGCTTAGGTCAGCTAATGCTCTTACTGCTTTCGCGCTCCAACCAACGACTGCTTTAACTCTGCGAGCTACATCTTCTGGAATGGAAATGTTCAGGTTTTTAACTGTTTCGTCTGCGTTAAAGTATTTCGTTCGTTTTTGATTACTTTCGTAATGTTGTTGCCATGTGTCGTAAAGCCTTTTAATGGTTGGCATGTCTTTTTCGTCTACGCCATCAATTTTGCTACTAAATGACAACAGTTGCGATCTTGTATTCTCAAAATCTTGTAACGTCATACTAATAGCCTCTGCTTTCTTCCAGGGTGTCGTTTGCTCACGAATGCTGCATGTAATGCCATTGTGCAAGACACGAGTGGTGTGGTATCTACGTCATCGCCTAACTTTCCCCAGGCAAAAAGTCCGCTTTTACCAAGAGGTCTTGTTGACGCGCCTTTTACTGCTGCTGCTAGTGCTGGCTGATCTTCATCTGGTAGGTGTGTAAGTTTCCCAGCTGCTAGCATGTCCATGAATCTCCCGCACGCTTGCCCTACGTCTCGCATTGTTAGCGATATTGTTGGGATGTGTGCGTCTGCGAAATCTTGTAAGAGTATGCCTGTTGCACTTCCTGCGTCTATTCCGACTCCTAACATGGTGCGTTTGCGCTCTGCTAGAAAGTCGATGAGCCAGTCTGTGCCTTCTGTGAGTGGATGTGATTCTAAAAATTCAATGTGTGCGTATCCGTCGGGGTATTTCATACAAGCAGATAATGTTAAGCGGTCTCGCGATGGTGGAATTTCTACGCCGTATGCTTTAACGCCGCCTTCTATGCGATTGCTTATTGTTGCAGCTTGCCATTGTTTGTCGCTGATTGCGGATGTTGCTAATGCGAGTTCGTCCCATACTCCAAGAGCTTCGCGCCTGAATGAATCTTCAGAAAATTGTCTTCGTAAGCGTAATATAGCCAGTTCGCTTGTTCTTGATGGATAAGATGGGTTTGCTTTGGCCCATTCTTCTCTATCATCTAAGTTGCAATCTCTGTCTGCGCTAAATTCTAGATATATTCCATCTCTATCTGATCCTTTTAATAATGCTGTGCGCTTATCTCTAAATACTTCTCCAGGGTCGCATGGTCTCGGCGGCGTGCCCATATAGAAAGCTAATGGGTTTGAAGCTGTATTTAATGTTGGCAATGCGTTGTCAAGTGCTCTATTTGTTAAAATTTGCGCTTCGTCGAAAACTATAACGGAAACTTCATGTAACCCTCGAAAGCCTCTCTCGCGAGAACCGAATAAAATTCGTGATTCGTTTGTAAATTCAATCGCTTGTTGACCGTTTGCTTTGCGTATTTCTTTTACAAATCTTGCTATTCCTCTGTTGTTTTCTATCAGTTCTTTCATGTCGCGAAAAGTTTCATCGCTTGTTCTTGAGTGATGTGCCGTCCAAACAGCAATAGTTTTCTCGTGCATTAAACATAAAAAGACTACAATCATTCCGATCGTATACGTTTTTCCAACTTGGCGAGGCAAGCTCATTACTACGCCAGACACTCCTGCAGCAAACTTGCCATTACTGCGTTTGCCTAATATGTACATGCCTAATTCAGACTGCCACGAGTCAAAGGTTACGCCGTATCGTAATGCTTTCTTTTGTAATGCTGGGAATTCTGATGCAACTATTCCATCTGGGTATATAAAGTGCCTAGCTTTGGTCTGGAGTAAAGACTGCGTCAAAAGTTACCTCCGAATCCATATTTTCGTCGTCTTCTTTTTCGTCATCAACTACGCCTGCTAGCTTTTCTGTTATTTCTATGTATTGTTTTGCCATGCTTGCCAATGCGCTTGGCGGCGTATCTGGACTTATGAGAGCTGCATGCAAAATGTCGCGCGCGAATCTTAACTCGTCTTCAAGTCTGCTGTCACACATTCTGTCGAATGCGTCTTTTGTTAATTCGTCTGTTGGTATTGTCGTTTTTATTGGTTTTGATTCGCCTGGAATCTCAAAAAGTACTTCTTGTCTTTTTGATTTTGTTGTTTTTGGGTTCTTTTTTCGGTGTGCATCGACTCTACATTTCTCGCTACAGTACATTGGAGCGCGTCCGCGGCCCGTTGTTTTGAAAAAACGACCACAATTTTTGCATTTCATGGCTATTTTTGCTCCTTTTTGTAGTGAAAAATCACCGTGTAACGATTTGGCTGTAACGTAATGGCTATTTAGTGGGGGGATTTTAGCCCTTTGTGCGGCTTGGTTTCCTTTAGAAAGTCGTGGGGTTACTCCCCCTGTCGAAATGCTCTAAGGTTGAAACGTTTTGTGTTGCGTTACTCATGTTTACCAATTTGAGTGCCTGTTTTTCTGATTGTATGCGTCGCAACATGCTTCAGGCGCTACGCCTGTGTCTAATCCGTGTTCTTTCTCGTATATTCTTGCTTGGGCCCAAGCTGCAGTGTGTGCTTTCTTAAGCTGATTGCATTGCCTGTGTGTAAGTCGAACGTTATTCCAATCCGTTGGGCTTCCGCCTCTACTTACTGGAACTATCTCATCTACTTCAGGACTCAATGGGTCTGGAGTCTTAATAGTTTTATCTACTGGCTTGCCGCACAAGTAGCAAGTGTCATAGTAAGCAAGCACTCGTTTGCGCATTGCTTTGCGTCTGCTCCCATACTTACTACGGGGGTTACTCTTTGGTTTCTGTGGCATATGATGTATTTAATATAAGACTAATAAAAGCGAAAGGAGGTGATATTTGTGTCTATTAAAATAAAAGTTGATTCAAATGCGTTGAACCAACTAGCCGATGAAGCTATGAGCCAATTTGTTGAACAATCTAAAGGTATATGCATTGTATGTGAAAAACCAATTGAACCTGTAGATTGTCCTTCTAATAATGTTGTCGCTATTCATCCTCAGTGTGCATCTGAGCTTGAGTAGTGTTCTTATCTTGTTCGTTTGCGTATTCGTCTATCCAATCTGCGAAAGCGTGAGCGAACTTTTTTATTTCTGTTAAATCAGGAGTAATAGTAAGTGTAATTGTTGGTTGGTTCATAATTACTTCCTTGTGTATGCAAAAAGCCCCGAGGTATTAACCACGAGGCTTTCTTTAACGTCTTTTATTTTCTAAGGGGTGGGGGTGGTCTTTCTTTGCGGCCACTTCACACCACAGTGTGATTATATCATTATTGGTGTTCACTTTGTCAAGTCTAATAATTCTTCTGGCGAGTCTTATTTAATATTTCACTTATGTTCCACGCAACTACAGCACCTTGACCTGATGTATGAATTCTACCAGTTGAACGAAGCCTGCGAAGTGTTCCTGCTGGAATGTTTTTATTTAGTACACGATGCATAAACTCCGATGCTTGCTTGCTACTCCCAACATAAGTAAGCTTTGATAATTCTTTACGAGTATTGCTTAAAACTTCATTGCTATTCGTCACTGATCTACATGATTGGCAAGTAATGCATTCTTTAGTGCTTTCATACCTCAATGGCCTTCTGCAATTTGGGCATAATCCAAATGTTTTTAAGAATTTTGGGTTTGTATCTGCTAGCACTTTATCTCTAATATTTTTTAATTGCTCATAAGATATTGACGCGCTGGCCAATAAGACTATTTCTTTTGCATTATCTTTAAGTGCTTTAACTACTGCGATGATTGGTGAAGTCTGTGCAATTGCTAAATTGTTGCTGCCGAGTTGGCTTAATATTTCACGCTCTAAACTTTCCAACTCATCAAGTTTATCAAGCGCGCTCAAGTTTACTGGAGTTACACTTCTGTTTACATGAGTATGATACCCCGATTGATTACGCTTTACTTCGCAATATGCCAACATTGATAACTGCTTGTTTAACGATGGAAGCGAACCAAGAAGCTTCATATATTCACGTTGTTCTTTTACAGTGTAGATCATAAGATTCCTTCCAAATGATTTATAAGATTTTCAGTATTCCAGTAGCGTATTCCATGTTTCTTAAATGGTCTTGGTATTAATCCGCTACTTATAAGTTGCTGCAATGCATGAATCCCATTTATGTCATACTTGCTTAATGTTCTTAATCCGAGTGCAGCAATAATGTAGCTTTCATCTACTTCTATTTTGTGTATTGAGTTAAGAATTTTGTATAAGTAAGAAAGTCTAAAAGTAAGTTTTTTTAACCTATCTTGTTTTTTACTAATATTTTTATCTTGACTACATTCCACAATTTCCTCCTCTCGAAAATTCCATGTACTTTCGGTGGTGAATTGCTTGAGTGGGACGACCTTGTCAAGGGGAAAATAAAAATTGAGAAAGCTTTTTCGGCTTTCTCAATCTCATTTTCTCAATGACTTTTAGGTCGTCCATACAGCGCTTTCGGCGGAGCCATGCCATCGCGTATGACGAGTGAAAAAATATCCACACGGCGGTTTGCTGTAAGGCTCTGGCTTTGCCATGTTCGCTTATCTGGTCGTCCTGTCATAAGACACCTTGCAGCATCAATTCCCGACTCTTTCCGCTCAATACCGCGGAACGCTTATGTTATCGGTAGGGAAACCGATATAGGTCTTTACAGCGGCTATTTACGCTGCCTAAGAGGCGTAAGTCTATGCCGCATTAAATTGTCCCGCATTTGGCCAATGCGAGTACTGTAGAGGAGCTAGAAAAACTTTTACTTATTTCCACTGCTCCCCTGCAGATTTAACGTTCTAATATGCCCTAAAAGGGTTTACGCTTATTTTTTGTTTTTGGTTAGAAATCGCTTTTTCAACTTGCTCATTTTTTGCCCAATATCCATAAAGTTCTACAGCATACGGATATGATTTATTTGCCTTGCAACAATGCGCATACACAAGCCTGTTGTAATTTTGTGGCTTAATTACAACTTCTTGCCTATTAGCAAAAATGGTTTTATTGAAGTGCTGCGAGCCAGTAAGCGCAACTGGCACTATCTCAGGTTTTGCGTACGCGCTATTAGCGTAAATGCGGTGAGTTTGTGAAAAATAGCGTAAAGCTGGCTTTTGAGGCGGTATTGACATAACTAGCATTGTTAATCCCTTTATGCTGCTTTTTGTGGCACGTATTTCACGTAGACCGAGTAAGACTCATCGCATTGCAGTATTCGTGCCTCAAAATGGCCTTTAATAGCTGCAAACGCCCTATATCTAGCATTCCTTACTCGTAAAGCCGTATCAGATGCTGTATGCCTTGTAAGACCTTCTTTGAACAGCGCCACACGATTTGGATTAGCTTTACATTTGTCAACAAAATCTTTGTAATGCAATGGATAAGCAAACTTCTCAAATGATCCTTCAGGCCAGTTTTCAAGCAACTCCTCCGAATTTGTAGAAGTATTGTTGTTTTTAGATTCTGGCTTTTTCTGTTGATTAAGACTCTTTTCTTTTGCTTTCCTCGGTTTCTGCTGACCTTCAGGAGCTTTCTTTTCTTCTAGAGCCTGCTTGTAAGCTTCTTCTAACGATTCCACGCCTATTTCTTGCATATATCGTTTAACAAGTCTCAATTCTCTAGAATCTAGCGTATTAGTGCCGTCGCATTTTGCGATAATCACCAATTCGCACGCTTCTTTTCGCCTTGCTGCAGATAGTGGTGCCATTGTTGTTCCTTTCGTAAGGTTTGTATATAGTTTTCTAAAATTCGTTAATTTAGTTATTAAAATGCTGGTTCTTCGCTGTAGTAGCGATCTATATTGTTTTTTGGCGGCCATGGGTCTTGAGTAGATTCCATAGGCTGTTGTGGTTGCGAAATCATTTGCTGAGTGCCTTGCTGCTTTATTTGCGTAATTTGCGCTGTTGCAAATCGCATTGACGCTCCAATATCCTCTACGCTGAGTTTGATTGAAGTATGACGTGAGCCATCTTCGGCTTCGTACGTACTTTGTTCTAGCTTCCCATATGCGATAACTCTCATGCCTTTTGTAAGGCTTTTAGCAACGTGTTCTCCTAGTGCTCTCCATGCTGTGCAGCGCATAAAAACAGTGCCAGCATCCTTGTATTGCGAGGTTTGTGGATCAAGCACACGAGTGGTTGCAGCAATTGTGAAATTCACTACAGTAGTGCCGTTAGGAGTAGTGCTTACAACTGGGTCTTTTGTAAGGTTTCCTGCAATGTAGTATGTGTTATCGCTCATGAGTCTTCCTTATTTAGCTAGTTATTCAGCTAGTAGTCCTGCAGTTTCAAGTTGTGCACGATATTTTGCTGCTGCTTGTACTGCTTTTATCCATTCGTTGCTGAGTATTTCAATGGTTTCTTGGACTTTTTCTAATGCTTGATCTACTTCGTATTCGTCGTACCCGTTTGGCATTCCAAAAAAGCCAGGGCACTCCGCGAATTGCATGTTTTTTACGTCTTGCGGCGTTAGCAAGGTAACCATTTCATTCACCTACATACTTTTCTATGCTTGTGTTTGTAATGTAAACTTTGCTGCCTGGTAAGCGTCCGTGAGGCATGTGCAAGATCCCTGCGTCTACGAGCTTCATTACGGCACGTTTGTCCATGCTTAGCTGGTCGCATACTTCTTTAAGGCTCCATAGTCTTTTGTATGGAATTCTTGGTGTAAGTGCTGATGTACTCATTGTTTGTCCTTTTCTATTTTTTATCGTTTGGAATCTCAGTTGCTGCTATTACACCCGTAATCCCCATGAGTATGAGGAATAATCCGAGTGGCATGCATAAGTAAAGACTTAAGTTGTAGAAAGCGCTAAATACAAGCGCTAGGCCACTTATTGCTATAAGCACACCGATGATCATTGCTATACGCTTTTTCATTGTTCTAATAGTCTTTCGTCAATTATTGATACTGAACGAATTTCAAAAACAACTGCAATAATTGTTCCTGCAATTCCCAAAATGTTTGCTCCGTTAAAGCAATAAGCCATATCCCTTATTGCAAGCCAAAAGCTAATAGCAAAGCACACAAGGCTCATGAATGCTGTTGTGTACGGATATTTTTGTACGAAGCTCATTTTGCCTCCTTTGTAAGCTGTAATTGCAGTTCTTGTAACTGCTGTATTAAAAATTGTTTTGAAAGGTTAAATTATGTATTGTTCAAATCAGCAAGAAATTAAAGAAGGCATAGGCAATATAGAGTTTGGTACTAGCATTGCTGCAGACCTTCAAGATTCTGCTTCTAGCCGCGAAATTAGGGAACTTGCTAAGGCTGTGCATTTTATTGGGTTTGGCGCTCAACAAGTTGCAAAACATTTGCAAAACTAACATTTATGTTTGCTAATTATTACTGCTAGTAGAGCTGCTATTAACGCGCTTATAGCAATTATTGGGGTCATTGCTTGTGCTTGTTTTTTGCATGCAGTGACCTTATCTTTTGCCCACTCATCAAGAATGTGGTACATAAAAATTCCTTGATGAACGTTTGCTTGCTCATATTTTTCTTGCGATATTGGCTTTTCTGGCTCCCAGTTCTTGCTCATTGTTCTTCCTCTTCTTGCTCTTTATATTTTTCGATGTAATCTTTGAACGCCTTGTAGGTTGCAAATAGCTGATATTCGTATTCGTGCTTCGCTTTTATGAGCTCTGCTTTCTTGCCGTCCAAACGATTGCATATAACTAGCAATTCAAGATTGGTGTTATTCTTACGCGCTAAGTCCTCAAGGATTCGCATGTCCTCCAAAGAAAAAGCTGAGCCCAGAGTTTGGTCAATCTCATCGTCAAGATTCGTATCATTTTGCACATCAACGAGTGAAATAGCTGTAATCATATCCAAGAAAGATAGCAAAGAAAGCCATGCTGCCTGCGCCTGGTCTCCATTCATGCAATGTTGTTTCATGTACTGTTGAAGATTTATGTTTAGGCCTTGAAGCGTAGAACGAAGTTCTTCTGGAGCTTGTAAAACGCGTTGAAGAGCTAAAATGTAAAGTCCGCGACTACGTTCCATGGCTACGTTTTTCGACTCTTTGCCCTTGCTATCAGCTTTCTTTCGCATCACTCTTCCTCGCTTTCTTTTTCGCCAGCGTTGGTGAGCTTGCTACCAACGCGGCAGCGCAGTCTGAAGGCTTTTTCTCCTATTTTGTGACATTTATCTATCTGCTCGGCGTATGCTTCAGAAAAATCAGCTTTCACGCGGCTGAATGCTGCACATTTAACTGAGTCTGCGCCTCTAGGGGCTTCGTCATACGCTTTTTTTGCATCCGTGTATCCAGGGAAATTCTTCTTTGCGTTTTCTATGTATGCCGCCAGCTGGTTTCCTTTAAAAGATGCCTTATACGCTTTCTTAAGCAGCTTCTTGAGCTTCTTGTACTCTTGCTTGCTCTCTGTTTCTTTCATTGCTGTCTCTTCCATTTCTGTTCCTTTCTTCCTTTACACTTTTGTGTATGAGTTTTAATATTTGGTTTGCTATTGCTGAAATGCTTATTCCGATTGCTATTAGCGTCATTGGTTGGATCTTTGAATCGCGCCGTGCTAAAAAAGGCGATGCCGCTCTTCAGAAGCAACTTGACTCTTTGAAAAAACAAGCTGACGAGTTGGAACGTTTAGCTAATGCTGCTAACAAGACTCGTTGGAGTCTTAGATGCAGTTTTAAGCACATGTACGTTTTGAAGAACGATAGTCCTTTTACTTTGTTTAACGTTAAGGTTGATGTGCCTGATGCTGCTTCTTTTGAGCCGTTTAGTGCTGAGTCTATTGGCTCTATGAGTGAAGTTAGCTTTTTCATTTACTGTGGTCCTACTCGTGATTGCGTTATTACTTGGAATGAATTGGTTGATAATGTTTCGAAGTCTTGCTCTATAACTCTTCAAGTCCCTAATGCTTTGCGTTAGTTGCTGGAGTTAAGTCAATGTGCAGTTTTGCACATTTTGCTTTAATGGCTTCGTTATCGCGTTTTTGTTCTGTGTATTTTTTGTAGGTTCTGCATATAATGCAAATTTCTTGAGCCATCGCGATTAAATTCATGCATATGCAGCATACTTGCACTGGACTGATTTGTAGCATTGGCTTATTCCTTTCGCATCAAAGTTTGTTTGTTGAATGTTTTAGATGATCGAACCGAGTGAAATGTGTCGTTTTAAGCATTCATCTGTAGCTTCTTTTGTGAGCCTTATTCCTTCATCTGCTTCTTTGCAAAACAGATGAAAAAGGTAAATCATTGGGAATAAAAGAATTATTTCTATTAGCATTAGTGCTATGAGAATGCAGCTTATTGCGCTCATCCACCTCACCTCCCTATTTCGTTGAGTAGTCGCGTTTCTGCGTCTTTACTGGCGTGATGCGTTTCACTGACTTTGCAGAGTAGTTCTGCATTGTCTTCGTTGAATTTGTCTTGTTGCTTATTAAGTTCTTGTAGCGCGTCGTGATATTTTTGTTGCGCGTCTCTGACTGCTTGTTCTGCTTTCTTTATTGCTTGGCACTTGTCTCGCGCTTCTTTGACTTTGTTGAGTGCATCTTCTTCTTGATCAAGTGCATTGCGATATTTGGCTATGAGTTCCAAGACTTTGGTGTCCGCGGCGCTGCCTGTTTTGAGCACGCGGTTTATTCCGTCTAACATGGTTGACTCTTTTCTTTGCCTGCAATTGCAGCTTGCTTTTCTGCTTGCTCAAGAATCTTTGACAAAGGCGTTTTACATACTTTCGATATTCTCGTTAATTCATCAAAGCGGAAAACGCCACCGTTAATCTTCCTGTTCAACGTGTTACGTGGTATTCCAGCTTTGGTTGCTAACATATCTTGAGTTATATTTGCCTTTGCAAGCACATTTTTTAGTGCAAGTCCTAGTTGCGATGAAGTGGGCACTATTAGTTCCATATGGAACATATTACGCTCTATCTTATTTTCGTCAATGTCGGCGTGTCCTATTTGGGACATACTTCGTAATATATAGTGGTAATATGCCCTATATGGCAGCAGGAAGTAGAAAAACGACTGTAGAGTCAAAAGCTTTATCTATAGCTATTAAAAGAGCAATGGCGATTCGAGGATTGAAAACGCCAGGCTTAGCGAAAGCGTCTTCAATCCCGTATGGCACATTACGAAAGATTCTTGAATTAAACACAGTTGCTGACTATGAGCAATTAAGGAAAATTGCAATAGCCCTTGGCGTGCCGTTATCTGCAATTGTTGCTGATTCTGAAAAATTGGTGAAAGACCCTGGAATTGTAGAGGATTATCTTGATTCTATACAGCAAGAGCCAAAGTCGTCTGCGACTGTAGATTCTTCTGTTTCGGATTCTTCCGCGTCAAATGCGTCTTCTAGCTCTGATGCGTCTTCTGTGCCTCCAAGTGCTGCGGACGATGATTACATAAGCCATATTGCTGACTTGATTGCCGCTGATCCTTCTCGGTTTGCTCTTATGGCTCATACCGACCCTAACAAATTCCTCGAATCCTCCACCCCTCGTGACTAAGAGAAAATAGGAGAGAGACAATGGTAAGTTACAAGAAATCTGCCAGCAAACTCTTTGGAGTGCATACTTTTACTATTGAGCCAGATAAAGCTGTAAGTGACGCTACTCTGTCTGGCACTCGTAAGTACACTAAATGCTCTGTTATTTCTATACCTCAGCCCAATAATCGTAAGCCTAAATTGGCGATAATGAGTCAAAAAGGTATAAAACTGCTAGAGGTTGGCCCTAGAAATTACGGGAAATATGCAATGCTTGAGCCTTTAGTCGGGTGTGCTAGTGTCTCGCTTTCTTGGTGTGAAAAATATTCGCAATTTGGTGACGGCAATTCGTACTTAGACTGCAAATTGTGTGTAGACTCTAAAAATAATTCAGCGAAAATAACTATCCCTCGAATTGTTCTTGATACCGAAACCACTGGCCTTGATCCTATAAAAGATGAAATTATTCAGCTTTCTATAATTGATGGCAATGGCGAGACTTTATTGAACGAGTATTACAAGCCAAAAAAGGTCACTGAATGGCCAGAAGCACAAAGAGTCAATGGGATTAGCCCGGAAGATGTAGCCAATAAAAAGCACATTGTTGAAGATTTTGACAAAATACAGGCAATTCTTGATGCTGCTGGAGAAGTGTGTGCGTTTAATGCAGAATATGATTTGGCTTTTCTTGGTGAATTGGGATTTTATTTGGATGAAAGCAAAGTGACTGACACTATGCGACAATACGGTAAAATCTTCTATGGTAAACAATTTATCAAGCTCACAGTAGCAGCAGCTGAGTGTGATTATTACTATAATGCTCATGATTCGTTAGCTGATTGCAAAGCTACACTTGTTGTTCAAAATCGCGTGGATGAATATCTGCATGTAGGCAATAAAAATAATGTAAATGAAAAACAAAATAATAATGCTTATGAGGAAGAACAAAACGTCAATATCCATGAAGAAGAATTGCCAAGTGAGCATGTTCCTGCGAACCAATTTGTAAACAAAGGGCAACACCGTGCTAAAAAACAAACTAAAAAAGTTTTAACATTTAAAAATTATAGTTTTAGAAGCTTTGTGAGGACTCTAATTGCACTATTTTGGACTGTAATTACAATAATGTGTACTCTAATTACACTAGGACTTATTGTTGATTCTCCGAAAGACCCTACAATGCTCATTGGTGCTGCTTTTACGGGCACGGTAAGTGTAGTCTGCTATAAAAAAGTAAAAAAACTTAAGAAGAATAAATCTTCTGAACCTCGTAATTAACATGACATGTATTAAGACGTTTTGGTTGGGGGTGCATTATTATGAGCACAAGTAGTGTAGCGTTTAATATTTTCGCGCTTCTTGATGACTATACGTCATGGTTGCGTAAGTCTTCTACTGTGGAGTGGATTGGCGAGTGGAATAAGGTTACGTTGCCTTTTCTTGATTGCTCTGGCGACGACCTTGTTTTTTATGTGCGTATTGATCGTAGTAACAGTGTTGCTTTTACTGACGATGGTTATACTTTTGCTACTTTGGGGCATAAAGGTATAAACATTACTGAAAAGCGTTTGGAACGTATGCGATGTTTAGTACGCAGGTATGGCGTGAATATTACAGCTAACAGTGAGGTTACTCTTGATGCTGAAGATAGTTACGCTAATGCTTTGAACTGTTATGTTCAGGCTCTTTTGTCGTTGAATTCTATGAACTTAGACGTTATGTAAGTATTATGCTTCGTTTTGATTCGCTTTATGATGATGCCGCGCGCCTTGGTGTGCGAGTTGAAGAACGCCGCCTTTCTGGTAGTGTGTGCGGCTATTACTACGATGCTTGCAAGCTGATTCTTCTTGATGAGCGTTTGGCTGATCATCAGCGTTTGTGTACGTTATGCCATGAGCTGGTTCATGCAGAGTACCGTGATGTTTCTTGCGGATTTGATTCGCGTTTTGAAACTCGCACAAGGCGCATAACAGCTTCTAGGCTTATTAGCGATGTTGATTACAAGCTTGCTGAATCAATGTATGGCACTGATGTTTGGCTTCTTTCTGAGGCTCTTGGTGTTACTTGTGATGTTATTCAGGATTATCGCTCTTTTCTTTCCACTCCCGTTCTCGTGTGATGTCTTAACTATCGTATAAATTTTTTTATACAGGCATTTATTGCGCTGTATACGTGGGTAACTGAATTAACGTTTAAGCGGCGTGTTCCGTCGTCAGTCCCACGGCTAGAAAAGGCCGCGTTTGCGGCTTTTTCTATAGTTAGAGGATTATTATATGAATATTTTTGTGTATGCGGATGAATCTGGAGTGTTTGATTATAAGCACAATGAAGTGTTTGTTTTCGGCGGTCTTATATTTTTAGATAAAGATGAAAAAGATTCTGCACAGCGTTTGTATATTGCAGCTGAGAAAGTTCAGCGCGATAATGGTGCTGCTAATGGGCATTCAGAAATGAAGGCAATTTATCTTAGCAATAAACAAAAGTATTCCATGTTCCGTTCTATGAATCATTATCATCGTTTTGGCGTTGTTGTCGAGCAAGAATATGTTAATAAGAATATTTTTAATAACAAGAAAACTAAACAACGCTACTTAGATTATGCTTTTAAGATTGCTGTTAAATCTGAGTTGCAGAAAATGCTTTATAATAATGAAATATGCAAAAATTCTATAGAAAACATATACGTTTTTATGGACGAACACACTACTGCAACAAACGGTAGATATGAATTGCGTGAAGCTTTAGAGAATGAATTTAAGAATGGAACGTATAATATGACTTGGGAAAAACATTTCCCTCCATTATTCCCTGGCATGAAGTCCGTTGATTTGAAATTAAAAGATTCAAAGCAAGATGCGCTTATTAGAGCAGCTGATATTGTAGCTAATAGATTATATTGGGCTGCATCAACTAAGAATTATGATCAAGTAAAAAATTCTATTGATTTTATTTTTCTCCCCAATAGACACGAATGCTAAATAGGTCTAACAACAGCAAACAAAGGCGTTGAAAATTGCGATTTTTACATTTTCAACGCCTTTTTTGCGTATTTTTAGCCTAAAGTAGCCGTGAAAGTAGCTGAATTTGATTTTCTGGAGGCATTTGGCTGATTATTGTAGCTTGCCTAGTTTTGTCTATTGCTTTGAGCGTTGTTACTTGCTGATCTAGTGTGAGTGCTGATAGTACTGCTATGAGTGGGTCTTTTTCTTGATTTTGTGTAGGTCCTACATTGCTTTGTGTAGGCCCTACAACTTTTTGCATTTCTACGTTTTGTGTTTTTATGCCGAGTTGTTCTTCTTTTGCTTGTTCATTAAGTCTAGCTGATGTACGCTTGCGTTGTGCTTGGCTGATTTGCTGGTATACGGATACGGTTTTAATGTCGCTATGCCCTGCAACTTCCATGAGTTCTGCAAGGCTTGCGCCTGCTTCTCCATAGTGTGTGAGTGCTGTGTGCCGAAGGTCGTGGAAGTGCATGTCTTTTAGTGATGGCATGTGTGCTATTGCGCGGTTGAAGCTTTCTCTAAGGCTTGCTGGTGCAACGAACGCTCTAGGTGTGCGAGTATGTAGTATCAGCTCATCTGGTTTGCCGCTTGGCATTTGCTGACGCATGTGTATTTCAAAATATTCGCGCGTCCATTCTGGTATTGGTACTTTTCTTATGCTGCTTGCTGTTTTTGGTTTGCCTACTTCAAGGCGACGTTTTTGTCCTAAATGGTTTATACTTTTTAGGCTTTTGTTGACGTTGATTGTCATTGCGTTAAGGTCTACGTCGCTTCTGGTGAGTGCGCAACATTCGCCTTCACGCAATCCACATGCTCCAGCTAGTATGACTCCGATGCGCAAATGTGGCGCCATCATACTGTATATGTCAACGAGTTGCGCAATGCTGATGGCAATGCTTTCGTGCCTTGTGCGTGGTTTTTTGAGTTTGAGCGTGCAAGGGTTGCGTTGCAGTAGTGTTTCTCCAGCAGCGTTTACTTCTTTCGTGCAAGCGTAGTTGAATATGCTTCTAAGTAGTGTGTAGCAGTGTGATCGTGCTACTGTGTTTCTTCCTGTAAGTTCGTCGCAGTCGAATGCGTCGTACCAGTTTTGTATGTCTTTGCTTGTGATTGTTTTGATGCGTCTTTCTCCAAATGCTGGTAGAAGATAATTGCGCAATCGTCCTTCTTTGTGTGATTGCGTGGTTTCCTCTAGTCTGCTTCCGTCTGGTTTGCGCTGATTTTGCATATAGTCGTCTGCTAGCTGAGCGAATGTGATTGAGCTTTTATCTATCTCGTGACGGTTTATTTTCGCTGGTGGTGTCCATGTGCCTAATGCTATTTCTTTTTCTGCTTGAGCAAGCCATGCTTCTAGCTCTACGCGGTAGGCTGCTGGCAATGTTCGCGTAAATTCTTTTGGTAGTGACGGATTCTCCGCTAATGCTGCTGGAGGTGTTGAGTAGCGTGCAACGTATGCAGCGCCGTATGATCGTGTTATTTTTTTGAGCTTTCCAAAACTACGCCGTGCCAT